ATGTTGCTTTGTCGTGACCAACTTTATCTAAGAATGCTTTAAACCAATAAATCAAACTTCCACTTTGTTTTCTTCTGGCATTTCTACTATTGAACATAACAACAAACTTGTCGGTATTTCTGCCTTCCGGAAAGCTTTGGAGTTTAAACTGCTTAACTTGTTCTTCTGGATATATGGTAAATACATCTGTATTGGTTGTGTGAGGAAGATATTCCTCATCAACAGACGGTGCTACAGTCGAAACAATATCATGAGTAACTTTTGATATTGTCACAACTTTATCATTTGATTCATAAAAAGCTTTGTTAAACTTTGGATATGGGTAATTATCCCAAACATGATAATATATCATCGGCACTAACGGCCTAATTTCATTTTCCATGGCCCATAACCATCCCCAAAATCTGGGGTCTGTCATAAACCATAGAATATTCGGCCTTTCTCTATGTATGAGGGAACGTATCATATCTTGATTTCCATATCCATCTACCGGGATGACCGTCCAGTCTCCTTGATATTCATCAACAGATATAGGAGTATAATCATTATGTGAGATAGCGCCGCCCAAACTAACAAATTTATATTTACCAGTTTTAAGCATTCCTTCAATTATATATTTTGTTTGTGTGCCTACTCCGGATGGAGACAATGGGTGATCGCTTATCGTTAAGATCTTAATTTTTTCTGACAATTTAACCTCTTATGGACAATGTTTTGTTTTATTAAACTCACAATTTCTGCAAGATATTTTGTTTTTCACAAAGTTTTTATTATTAATATTATACAGTGCTTTATTTAAAAAATTAAGTGCATTTTTAACTTTTTTTTCTCCACTCGATACCTTAAATATTTCTACTTTATCTTTTTTAGCAGTTCTTTTAAGAAGAGCAAAATGTGTTTCAATATTATCTAGTTTAATATTGTATTTTTTAGCAAAAAAATGCTTATAATAAGTTAGTTGATATGTTGTCATTTTTTCAGACCTTTTCCAAAAATTCCAACCCCATGAGCAAGTTTTCCAATCAATAACATGATATTTTCCATTTTTTGTTTTTAATATTAAATCAACATATCCTTTAAATTTATATCCTTCGACCTCAGTGTCTTCGAACAACTTTTCTTCCGTAGCTACAATTTCATAATCATCAAAGTAATCTTTTAGTGCCGGTTTAATATGGGGAATTAATTCCAGTCCCTGTTGTTTCATATCAACAGCTAGTTTTTTATCAAACTCATAATTTATATCTACCAATTTTTTTAAAGCATTGCGATATTCTTTAATAAAAAAATCACTAGCATTTAACTTTTCTCTTAATAAAGACTCTTCACACACACTATGAATGGCATTACCAAAAGCAGTATATTCATTCCCCTGAAAAAGCTTTATCTTTTCTAGATTGACAAGCTTATGATAAAAGGGGCACTTATCCCAATTTTTAAGCTCTGAAAAAGAAATATGTTTCACTATCGCCTCTTATACCTGTAAATTAGCCAAATTATCAATTTTTTCATATAAATTTGGACTTATGGTTTTTAAATAATTTCTTCCACCAAGATAATATTCTTCGAAGCCAGTTGCAAAATATTCTCTTAAAGAAGTTATTCCGTATGGAGATAAAAACAATCCCATGCTTAAATTTGTTAATATAGGGTACCCTATTTCTTTGTATAACAAATTATCAAAATTTTGTGAAAAGTCAGTATTCAGAAAATCGCTGATATTGGCACCGATATCTTCTTGTTTACAAATACTATACAATCTTTTTCTTTTCCCAAGAAATTCATTTGTAACTTTTTCATCGTCATAAATTTCATTATATGCCATTTCTTCCAAAGCATGAGCTATTTCGTGAACAACATCATCTATCATATCGTCTTCGCTGTCTTGATCATTTGTTATATATAAAGTTCCATCTTTATATGAAGCATTAACTTCTTTTTCCGCAAATTCATCAAACTGCCCAATAATAATTGAATCGATATTATAAACAAAGTGTAATGGTATCGTATTTTCAATTTTTGTCAATACATAATTTAAATCAAAATTTTCTGGTAACCTATCTTTTACGTAAACCTGAATATTGTTGAAAAATTCATAATGTAATCTTTCGCGAAGAATCTTCAAAGATGAAGTTCTGATATATTGACTTATATTTTCTCTATTTGTCATTTTTTTCCTCTGCTATATTTTTACCTACATCGACATCTGTCAAAGCTTGTTCGTACCCTCTAATCCAGTTTTCTTCTGCGACTGCTAAAAGAAATTCTGGAAATTCATCTGCTACAGTATTAACAATCATGTCTACGGTAACATTCCCGTCTTCTGGTTCTTTTTTGTTACCTACATATTCGACAAGCCAATTCTTTAATTCCGTGTCTTTACCGACCACTTCCTCAAGAGTTTTATTTTTTTGCTCTTCTGCATTTTCCCATTCTATATCCATTTATTATACCTCATAAAATTTTTGCTGCTAAAGTTGCAACTTTTGATCTTTCGCCCTTTGTTAACGTTATATGCCCAGCCAAATCATGTTCTTTAAGTTTTTCAACGACATATGTTAAACCATTTGATGTTTCATCAACATATACGTTATCTATTTGTTCAATATCGCCTGTCATTACTATTTTAGTATTTTCTCCGACTCTTGTTAAGATCGTTTTTATTTCATGTTGAGTTAACTGTTGACATTCGTCAATAACAATATACGCATTCGAAATAGAACGACCTCTAATATAAGTTAATGCTTCTACCTCTATTGTACCATCATTTATATATAAGTCAAGCATTTTTTTATCGCCCATCAAATATTCTAAATTATCCTTGATAGGACTTAGCCATGGTATCATTTTTTCCTCCATGGAGCCCGGAAGATAGCCTATATCGCGCCCAAGAGGTTGTATAGGCCTAGTTACTATCAAACGTCGATAAATCGATTCTTTGCCATCCTCAACAGTCTGATGAAGGCCTGCGGCTATAGCACATAATGTTTTTCCACTTCCTGCTTTTCCAACTAGCGTAATAACGGGGACATTTGGATCCAATAGTAAGTCTAAAGCAAATTTTTGCTCCTTATTTCTAGATCTAACTCCCCAAACGTCATTTTTGTCCGGAATTTTTTCAATTGAAGAACTGTGGTTAGTAAATCTAGCTAATGCTGTCTTTTTTTCATTTGAGCTAGAAACAAGCATAACCATTTGATTAGGATAAAGCTTTACCTCTTCTTTTTCTAGAAATATATCTTCACCTTCATAAAATTGATCAATAATTTCATCATCAACTAAATGTTTTGTAAAACCAGTATATAGTAGAGAACTATTTTGTACAACTTGACCAACTGTATAATCTTCTACTCGAATGTTTAAAGAATCAAATTTGATTCTCATGTTAATATCGCGCGATACAGCAATTATTTTTTTATTAGGATAATTTTGTTTTTCTGTAAGAACCGTGCCAATAATCATATTGTCCGGATCTATAGTTGATAGTTCTTTTGGCAATAACGAAACATCAGAATTACGGATGTATATTATCCCTTTGCCTTTCGCAATTCGAACACCATTTTTAAGGGAACCTTTTCCTCTCAAATTATCTAAAATTCGAATTACATTTCTAGCATTTAAACCAACACTATCCTGTCTTTTTTTGTGTTTGTCTATTTCTTCAATTACTTTTAAAGGCACCAATACATCATTTTTCCCAAATGCAAAAATGGCATTAGCGTCTGTCAAATAGACATTTGTATCCAAAACATATGTTTTTTTTCTTACAGCCACATTAAATAACTTATTCTTCTGGTGGTTTAGCGATTATGATTTCTGGTTCTGAAATAACAACAACATAAATTGCTGCTGTTCTTTCTTGTTCTATGTCGCTTGCTAATTCTAACATTTCATCGGTCATATGTTCAATTTCTGGATTAATGGCTTCGCCACTTATAATTGATGTTCCAGCAACACAACCAACCAATATTAGAAGAGCAAAACAAAAACTAAGTATTTTACTCATATTCTAGAGTTCTCCTTTAAAAATAATATATTAAGCATATATAGCAAAAAATTAAGATTTATTCTCTAGTTATAAATAGGAGGAGGAACAATATAGTGAAAAAAATAATTTTAAGTGTATTTATTTTCTTTTTATTTGCTACAATTACCATGGTTGCCGTTTCTTGTGCTATGAATTCATCTTATTTTATTGGAGGCGGCCTTAATGACGGTAACAAAGATTTTAGAGAATCCTTTTTAAAAGTAGAAAATAAATTCTCCGCTAGAGAGTGCAAAGAAAATGAAAAAAAACAACAAACTGAATGTAGAATAGAAAGAGTTATATCATCTGCTTCTGCTTTTGTTGTTAGCTCTGGCAAAACTGGATCATATGCCATAACTGCAGCTCACTTCTGTGAAGACGATATGGATCTTCTGTTACAATCTGTTATTAGAGGCGCCCCAATCCAAAAAATTAAATTTTATGCTTATGATATCGATATGAAAAAGTATGATGTTAATGTAATACATTATGACAGAAAACTTGACTTATGTTTAATTTATGTCAAAAAACTTAAAAGAAAATCAGCATTAATTTCACATTATGCCCCTGAACCAGGGGATAAAGCGTATAATTTGGCGGCACCCTTGGGGATGTTTTACTCAAACATGATTCCTAAGCTAGATGGTTATTTTGCAGGATATTTTCACAGAAACCCATCTGATAAAAAACAATCGTTTTCTATATATTCAATTCCAGCAATCGGAGGTAGCTCT